TAGGACTGTTTATAATACTTGTCGCTGTCCCAATCCTCCATAATGAAATAATTTTCATAAACCTGAGATACGTAACACCATTCTGAATCATTTCTGTATACAGAGCACAAATTATTTAACGCATATCTGATTTCATCAAATGAAATTTCAAATAACTTATTAAATAACTCATTTTTTGAAATATTTTTTCCTTCATTCCCATTTGGATCAGAAGCTCCTTCGCCATCACCTTCTCCGTCATTGGAAGGCTCACCAGATTCTCCGTTACCTGAATTGTCTCCTTCTGAATTGCCATCATCGAACATCTCAGCGAATTTTGCTTCAAGTTCCTCATCTGACATTTCTGTATAGTCGAATGTTACATCTTCAGCAGTCTTACCATATTTGGCAAGTAACTCTTCAAATTTTGTCATTTTGTTATTTGTTCCTCCTTCCTTTGATTGTGTTTGAACAGGAGTCTGTTCTTTATTGAAATTAGAAAGTGTCTTATTAAGATTTTCTAAGAGTTCAATCAATTTTTCATTTTTGTCAAATTTAACTGAATTGTTATTTACACTGAAATCAGCAATATCAGCACGAGAACCTTCCATACCTTCTTGAATTTCTGTACCATCATCGTGACTTCCCAACAAAGTCGAAGCGTTTACATAGAAATCATTTAATTCAAGATATTTCTCCTTGGCGTTGTAAGAGAGTTCATCAATGAAAAGCTCGCAACTATTTTTTGAACCTTGTTTTGCACGAATAATTTCACAAGCCTTTGTGTATTCTTCACTTATATAAGCATAAGCACATACATAATCTTTATCTAAGTTATCATCATGTTCCCAAAATGCAGGTTCAGATGAGAAAGAACCAACTTGAGATTCAATATATTTCAGTTCTTCTTTACCTTTTTCGTCTTTAACAATTTCCATCTCATGACCTTCAAAATCCCAACTGCCATCGTCAAGCTGATGGATTGCAGCTAACACAGGTCTGTCAGCAATTGTATTCATTGCTTTCTCAGCAGCATCCTTTGATACATAACTCTTATTTCTGTTAAGTCCTGTATGAAAAATTCTGAATTTAAGACGCATCATTCCACGATGATTTTCGTCTACGGTATCGTCTAGCTCAAAAGTAGTAGGTACTTTTAAAGCCAACTGATAGCCAGTATCTTTAGAACTGAATTTTGCAAATTTCTGCTCTTGACAGAATTTTAGTAAATCATCTTCAGTTAAAATTTTCTTTTTAATAACCTTTGGCATCTACTTAATCTTTTCCTCCTTTCTGACATAATAAAAGTCGCCCAAGGAAGACGACTAAAATGTAAGCATACTTGTATACTTTAATTTATTTATATCTATATTTTCTGAAAACCGAAGAGTATCAGTATTCAAAAATACATAAATACCATTAGAATTTTGCACCTGTTGATATCCTAATTGAGATAAGAGAGTAGCAGTAGGTGCATCTTGCGTTTGTATAAATTTTTGATTCATTCCATCAACTCCTATTTATCATTTAAATTCTCATCTCTTGTACGAAGTCCCGCATCTGTAAGTTCCGAATCATCCTTCTCTTGACCACCGCCTTTATCATTACCTGTCTGAGTATAAGTGCTAGATAGTGGCTTGAATTTTGAACTAAGCTGCAAACAGTCTTCTTCCAAAAAGTTCATAGATAACGTATCTTTTTCAGACACACCATTTAGTGTGTTATAAAGAATTTTGTTTGGCAATCCATTGGTACATGATTCCAAGATTGATTTTCTAAAGTCATCTTTCTGATAAATAGAGACATCAAAGAATTTAATTTTACAAGGTTCAGATATCCAACTAGATAAAAGTCGATTTACAATCGCTTGAATCTGTGGAATAAGAGTTGAAATAGAAAATGTAGAATCTGCAAGTACGCCATATTTAAAAGCAGTAGAGTTAGAAGCGGAGTTTAGATTTAATATCTGAGCACCACCAGCCGTATTGAGAATTTCTTTTGTAGCTTTTTCAACCTTTGTAACATCACCTGTTGCATCATCTGGAAAACTAATTTCATGTAATTCACCAGGAACAATAGCAGCGGAAATATAAGGAGGTAATGCTTCTTCAAGCATACGATTGAAATACTGAATCATTATATCTGGATTTACAGCCCAATCATCTACATCATTACCCATAGTTTTCATTTCAAGCCATACTAATTTATAAATATTAGCTGCTTGTTGAACTGCTTGATAATCAGAAGCGTCCATAAGATCAATTAATGATAAAAATATAGGTGTAAGCACGGGAACGATGGTTTCCCAGTCTTCAGACCTAAATTTAATACATACATTATATTCTTCGGGAATTAGCTGATATTTTTCATTTGTACTCTGATATGTATTCCACATACTATTAAATGGTTCGCCCCAATATTCAAGAAGTTCCTGATGACTACGGAAATAACTCATATCCATAGCTCCTGCAAATGAACCATCAGGAAACATACCTGCTATTTTCATATAATCTGGATCTAATGGAAGAACAAACATTCCTTGTCCCTCTGTATAGTAAGCACATCCATAAAATACATCTTCTCTTAAAGTGATAGACGCAGCTTTACGAAATTCATAATTCAATCCTAGAGTGTCAACTATATCAACTGTTTCTTGATACTTTTGTAATGTGGATTGCACATCATTTTCGCCTGAGATTATAAATGGAGGAACTATATTACGAATTGTAAGATCAATCTGATTTGCATAATATTTACAAAGACGATAATAGATTTCTGAACGATAATAAAGATAACGAGATAAGCTTCGTAGATTCTTTTCATTAGAAGAGATATTCTTTATGTATGTTTTTACATCTTCCTTTGAGTAGTTACTGATTGACGTATATCTGGATGATTTCTGAATATCTCGAAGACTTGTAATTGCACTTGTTGCATCTTCATAACGTTCAAGTCTACTTTTATTTTTCTCATACCATTCACGCATTTCATTTGCGGTTGGCTGTTTGGGAGTAGAAGAACTGGTTTTCTTCTGTGAATTATTTATTTTAGCAGGTGCATTAGAATTTGCATCTACTTTCTTAGGTCTAGGCATATTTGATAATGCACCTCCTTAATTATATTTTGCTTTGCGGATTGTAAGCTTATTTATAAAACTTGTGGCATCTTCTGTTGGTCGCTTTTTATTTGTAATGGCTTTTCTACGTTCACACATAAGGGCATAAGAAGCCATACATGCTGTATCATTCTGTTACTTTTAAACCTATTAAATATATTCAAAAATATAATTTTTTGCTGTTTTCTGTTTTCCTTGTAAACAATATTGAATAGATTGTCTATTAATATTAGTCATTCTGTGTGCTTCCATTATAGATTTAAAGGTAGATAAAATATTCCCATCTAAATCTTTTTGAACAACATATTTTCCATCATAATTAATCTTTTGCTTTGATGTATAATAATTCCAATCTATTTTATTATTATTGAAGTCATCTTCATAAAACCAATAATATCCGTATGCAGTTTTATGTCCATAAACCATGTTGCAACATAATTCTATATTTCTTTTTGAATAACCAAGAATTTTTGAGGCATGTGATACCCCATGCCATTTATTAACAATTTCTAAATTTTTATTAATTTGAAGTAATGTTTTAGGATTTTGAATCATTCTCATTTTCTCTATTTCTTCTTCAGTATGTTTATAACCACGAATTCCATTTCCACCTTCACACAAGTTATATCCATTACTCATAGAATTATATTTGTTTATATAAAATTTCTCACGCTCATCTAATTCAGAGACAGAACATTCTTCAATTACGGCAAAAATAAAACAATCTTCTCCATATTTGTTCCATGCAAATTGAAGATGATTGTTAATATGACGATTGTTATTCAATTCAGATTTATGTCGCACCCATCTATTTTTTATATCTGTAGATTGACCAATATATAGTTTGTTATTTTTAACATTTTTTATCATATAAATACCAGTTATAGTATCACTTCCTTTAACTGATATATTTAATAGGCGATTAAGGTACTTCCAAGAGTGTCTTTACACTCGACCTTAATTCTCGTATTTCATTTTTAAGTTATATTACGAGTTCAGACTATCGCATCTTCATATATAATTTGTAGAATGAAGTTTTCTCACTTAGTCGTTGCAGCTACCATTACGCTTGCTGTGGGTTATCCACTTCTGGACTTTCCCAATTAATCAGAGAAAATTTTCTATTTGTAATTTATCTACATTTATTACAAAGTACCCTATACAAATTAAGGCACGATCATCATGGAGCTTATTAGCCTTCTCAGGTGTAAGTTCAAACGAATCCTTTCCAGAATCACGCTTTTTACGAACCATATTGACAAGCTCTTCTTTTAAAGCATCAATATTAGCAAGAGCAATTTCATCCTGCCAATCAAGTTTTATAGTTTTTGTATTAACGGATTCAATTTTCTCTAATTCTTCATTGAGCTTAGTTTCAAATTCCTTTTCATTAACTTTTTGTTTTCTGAGTTCAGCAGAAATTCGTTCTTTTTCTTTAGCCAATTTTTTCTCATCAACATCAAAAACAGTAAGATAGCCTTTATGATCATATTGTGCTGTAAAGCTGATTTTATCCTGATTCATCAATTCTATCATTGCTTCATACATTTCAGATTTATAACCAGTAGGAGACATAAGATGCACTTTGTCTACTGCATTAGGAAATTTCTTAACATAATCAGCAGAGTATTCCTTATCAATTAATCCTCTGTGAACAATACCAGCAGAATCCGTCCAATCAGGCATTAAATAATCGGCTATATTAACACCCGATCCGCCACTACCTGCATCAATGTATACACCAACAATATTCCCATATGCGTCAGCTCCACCGTTATAATCAAGAATTACTTTTTTTAGATATTCGATCTGATCTGGAGTTTGCATAGGAGATTTGATTTTTTTACCAACATCAATAAGATTAATACAGTTTACCAATCTCATTCTTGTGTCAATACTTCCGTCAACCTGTTCATATTCATAAATTTCACCAACAAGAATTACTGAATTATCTCGGCTTCTAGCAGGATCATATGTGATGACGAACTTTTTATCACCTGTGTCATTATAAAGAAGAGGTTTTCTTGTTTCTTCATTTCGTGTGATAACACCTCTACGAATAATTGCATCCGTACCAGCATCAGTAGTAAAAATACAATAATATTCACGCCTTGCTTTTTCGGGATTTGTTCTCATTTCCGATTCAACAGTATTTCGAGATAGAAGAGGGGTGACTAATTCTCCCCTAAGAGTTGGTTTAAATGCTTGTTCGCAATCTATATGTAAAACACAATAATCTGGATTTCCCATAATTTGCTGTTTAGAAAAGTCACGATACAGTCTCCAAAATTGAGTATCAGTTGAAGAAGCTGAACTTATATAATATTTCTGATACGACAAATCTCGTGGTAAGCACCTTTGACGAATAGGATCAATTGAATTACCATCTACATCTTTACCTGTTTTTAAACTTTTATTTACAACAGCGAATGCACCATATACATTCATCATTTCATCAGACAAGAAACCACTTTCGTCAAAAATTACTGTGCCTCGCATACCTCTTTTGGCATCTATATTTCCGTTCAATGTCCTAGTCATAGATCCGTTATAACATGAATAGGAAAAACCATTGGACGAGTGTGAAAATCCATCACCTGCTGCATTTTTAATTTCAATCTCGTTCTTGAATAAAGAACCAGTTGAACCATAAAATGTATCAATATTATCATTAGCGAGTCGTTCCAAAGTAGTGAAAGTTTGTTCAGCCTGACCACCTGTACCGCTTGCAATATATGTCCATACATTACAAAAACACATATCTTTAGACATAATCTCAAGGTCAATAACTGTACTTTTACCATATCCACGAGTACATACTGCAAGTACATTTGGGCAAACCCAACTTCTTTGTACAAGAAGTGCTTGCCCATCTAAAAGCTCTATATTGAAAAAGAGATCTATAGCTTTTACTGGGTTGCATTGCAGATATTTTTGGATTTCAGCGATTTGAATATAAGATTCAATTTTACGAGAAGAAATAGAGTAACCATGTGGTTTTACATATATTCCGTATTGATTATAAAAATCCTTATCATAATCAAGAATTTCATTCTGATAGTAATTCATAATCATTTGTTTATTCTGATTCATTTTCAGTAACCTCCTTTGTTTCATCGTCAGGAGACTCTTCAACTTCATCAAACTCTGCAAATACAGAATATACATCTTTTAAATCTTTTAACTGTTCTTCATTTAATAGATTGTTTTCTTTTAATGTATCTCATAAATCAAGATTTTCTCTTAATAGTATTCTGTTAATTTCTTGGTAAGCATCTTTTTCTTTTCTAAGACCAGTGTTAACGACACGCATTTCAGAAACCATATCTGACCACTCAGATTCATCAAGTGCCAATTGTTTCATAATGGAAGCATCACTGATTTCCTGAACCTGTTGCATACCTCTACATGTATCAATATCAAAACCATTGACCTCCCCACTTCGCAGATTAAGACTCTTAATTTTCTTGATTTTTCCAGTCCATGTATTTTCACCTTTTTTAGCATTTTTATTATGTTTTAATGAAATACAACTATCTTGTGCAAGACTTGTAATAACAGAAGTAATCTTACCTTTACTTTCTTGCAAAGATTTAATTGTTGCAGAATTTCGTTCAATATTAGAAATGTCACACATCAACTTTGATATAGTGTCATCAATTTTAGACTGCTGTAAAAATCCACGAACAATAGAAATAGCAGAAGAAGTACGCATCATATCTTCATTAGCGTCTTCACTAGAATCTAACAATCCTAATAGCTGTGAATATAAGAATGGTTGGTCGGCTATATCTTCTTTTTCAAAAGGATCATAACTTAGTAATCGAATTACATCATTTTTGTTTTTTAAAAAACTATCATATGTATCCAACCCTGCATGTGATTCAATAAGTTCTTCCTCGGTTGTTTGTTCTTTTGAGGTTTCCTCCTCGACTGTATTATTATCAAAAACATCTGAATCTTTAAATGTTAGAGTGTTATATTGTCCCATAGCAACATTCTTTATATATGAATAATAACCATTAGAACGAACTTTGCCTAAAGCTAAATTTTCCGATTCTTGAATACTAGCATCCCATAATTTTGACAAAAAAGGCTTATTAAGATACCTCATTGTTTCGATTACAGAGTTCTTATCAGGCTCATGATCAACCTTGTCCTTCCCAATTTTAAGGGCTATCTTTTTTGCACAGTCTTTACAAATTGGAGTAAGACCACTTTTACTCATAGGATCTGTACTTACATAAAATTTATCTTTAGATTTATGAGTATCACACATGTAACACCAAGCACCTTCTTTTAGAGACTTGATTTTTTCTTCTTGCGTTTCAATTTTTTTCTTTAATTGTGCAGCCGTTAATTTTGTAGGCTGTGTTTCTTTTGTCGTAGCCAAACTAACGACCACCTCCTTTTATTCCAACATAAAAAGAAGCCACTTCATACGAAATGACTTCTCATAATTTTCAATATTAAATTTCCAATGAAAGTGCAATTCACTTCACTTAGCACACCTTCTACGATTTGAACATAGACCTGACGATTTTGGAGATCGTTGCTCTACCAATTAAGCTAAAGGTGCATATAACAAAAGAGCCATCTCCAAAGGAAATGACTCTTTCTTTAAAATATTTACCAATCAGTCGCCAAACTGATTATAACTGTATAGGGCGGTAGGGTAGTGATGAACTACCAGGGATAGAACCGTATGTGCACCATAGCAAAATCCTTCGACATCAGGCTTACCGCATAATACTCGGTATGGGATTCGAACCCATGTTATCCGATAGAAAGTCGGAGGTCTTTGACCACTTGACTAACCGAGCATATTTAGGGTGGAAGAGTACCACCCATTATTTTTTACAGAGTATATTCTGTAGTTCCTTCAAAAGTATTATTCAATGCACGAATTTCAGCCAACTTCTCAGTAACAGCCTCCCTAACTTTCGTAGCAAATAATACACACTGAGCCTGTGCATACAGTTCCTTCTTATCGAGAACAGTATTTAATACTGTATCAGGATATTTTGTTACATCTCTTTCAAAATGAAATGCTAAATCTTCATTGATAAGTTTTCTCTCATTTGTTACATCCGTAATCTCCAATTCAACAATAGTAGAATCGTCTTTTGGATCTGTTGTTACTTCTGGAACACCATTATTAAGTTTGATATTTCCTTTGAACTGAATTTTACTATACTCGATATACTTATTGTAATTTGCAAGTAATTCTTTTTCCTGCTCACTTGTCAAATCAGCAGTGCCAAGACTTGTAACCATAATGTCTACACTTGCAATATCATTTTCTACATTAAATTTCTGATCTAATTTCATGAATTTGTACCCTCGCTTTCGTTTGTAATTATTTGGTTGTATGCGTCTTTGAAACTGATTACTAAATCTCTTAAAGTATCTTTATCAATAGTACAGTCCAAATTGCTCATATCAATATTTGGATTTGATACCGTAAATTCCAATGTGTTTCCATTTGGTGCAAATAAAACTTCCACAGATTCATTAAGTAGAAGAGTAATAGAATCAATTTTATTTCCATTATTCGATGTTACTCGTTTTACTTGACCGACTTTTAATCTATCATTTTCAATAGATAATCTACTTGCCATTATACATACTCCTTTCTTTTATTTTTTCATTTTCCTTTTAATCATTGAATTGCGGAAGCAGGACTCGAACCTGCATACTCTTGGTTATGAGCCAAGTGAGCTTCCATTGCTCGTCATTCCGCTATGATAATCAGCATAAAGCACTAACTAGCTGATATTGGACTGTACACATCCAGTTTATAAATTAGACACACTAGGTATCCATGCTTTTCAAAATCACTTTAATCAGATTTACTTGCTAACCAACGCACGAGAAGGAGATTACTACCTGTGTCACCCAAAATATATTGCGCTTATATAGTGACACTCCATATTTATCTGTCTTTCCAGATGTCAAACCGCCCAGTAGTCATTCGCTATTGTCTATCTCAAAAATTCAGAAAATAAACTAGCGATAATTCCATTTCATATAAAAGCCTAATAGACATTGGTTTTTAATATTTAGACCACAAGCTCGAAAGACACTGTAGTACAAACTTGAATTTAATGGTTCTCATTAACGCAGAGAAGCACGATTACTTCTATGGTTGATATTGACCGTTTTAGGACTTACAATGCTATATGAATAGTAAATGCCAAAATATGTTAATCGTCTACTAAGGCAAGACCTTTCCATAACACCGCCAATGAGCAGTAGCAGTGGGAAGTTTTAGACCATTCCAAAGGTCAATAATTTCGCAAACCGACCTTTATATTTATGTCACATATCGGTCAGTGACAGCTCACTTGTAAAAATCTATCAACGGATTGACAGACCGCCCTTCACTTCTTTTGGATGTGAGCAGCTTGTTATATTTTATTTATTCTCTACATTGTTGTCACTTCTCGGCTCAAATATCACGTTACCATGCTTTCTTGTTGAGATTTAATTGTTGATGTTAGACGAAGGCTTCATTGTGATT